GCTAAGCAGGTTCATGCTAGAGAGGCATCCACAGTTAGTGCGTTTGTTAAATTTGAAAAGACTGATTGGAACGCAAAGAAGGATCCTGTGCCCAGGGTTATATCTCCTCGGAAGCCAGAATTTAATATAATGCTTGGTCGTTATCTTAAACATTTTGAGCATCGTGCTTTTAAATGGCTATCCAAACTTTTTGGGCACCAAACTGTATTTAAGGGCGTTAATGCAGAACGGTCTGCGAAATTGATGAGGGAAAAGTGGGACATGTTTGAACATCCAGTTGCTGTTGGACTGGATGCGTCACGGTTTGATCAACATGTCTCTTCCGATGCTTTGAGATGGGAGCATTCTCAATATTTGAAATGTTTCTATGGCAAGCATCGGAAACAGCTGGCAAGCCTGTTGGCTTGTCAATTGGACAATCGATGTTTTGGTCGTACTCCTGATGGCACTGTTGAATATCGAATTAATGGTACAAGAATGTCTGGTGACATGAACACATCTTTGGGTAATTGCATTCTTATGTGTTCGATGATCAAGGCATACTTATTGGAGCGTGGTGTGGTTGCTCAGTTGGCTAATAATGGTGATGATTGTGTTGTCATCATGGAACAAAGTGATTTGTCTGCTTTTATGCATGACTTATCTGCTTGGTTCCTGGAGCTTGGTTTCAATATGACTATTGAGCAGCCAGTGACCGAATTCGAGCATATAGAGTTTTGTCAAACAAAACCTATCTTTGATGGTGAGAAATGGATTATGTGTCGTAATCCATTTACTGCCATTGATAGAGATTGTGTTATGATGGAGCCTTATAATGCGAAAGTGCTACAACGGTGGATGCATGCTGTTGGCACCGGGGGGCTTAGGCTTACTGGTGGACTGCCTGTGTTTCAAGAATTCTACCGTTGGATGGTGGAGTATGGACGGGATATCCGATCATCAAGAAAGGGAGCTGAGAATGTTAATGTTAATACTGAGTTTCGTCTCAGTATGCCTTGGGGTTTACGCCATATGACTGATGGTATGAAGCGAGGATACTGCGAGATTACACCACAAGCTCGCGCTTCCTTTTGGTTGGCGTATGACATTACTCCCGCTGAGCAGATAGAATTGGAAAATTATTTCTCCAGCCTTAAATACAGTTCCATGCCCGGCTTGTTCACCGGGCGTGAGACTCCTCTTTGATTGTTGTTTCGAGGAAAAAGGTTACCTCGTTAAATCCACCCTCTATCTGGGGTCTTCCTTTAATGAGCTAAATCCAATTTGATGGGCTAATGTAAATGCCAAGAGACTGCACTGCTCACTATGTAGGAAGATGAACAGTCCCTTTATATTGAGGGATCCCATATAAATGTTATGTACGGTGTTAGTCGTCCTACAAATACCGCACCTTTGAGCAATATTGATCAGCAAATTACCAACTCATTGCGAACAGTTAAGTTTAATCAGCGTAATTCTGTCAAACCTATTGCTGTTAAAATACCTGTTGATAGATCCAAACCAGTTGTTGAAGCACCTGTCGCTCTGGCTTCGTACGTTACGTTTCCTGATTCCCAAGAATCTGCCATTGTACCTGTTAACAAACAACAACTTGCTACAGTTTATCCTTCTAATCAAGGGTTTGTAGATCACTTGTGTGCATTGGCAGTTAAGGAAGTACGTAAGTTGCCTTTACTTGGTGGTATACCTAAACAGTTTGCCCAAGACTTGTGTGTTCTTGGAATTAAATCGGGTATTCGATCTGTTCCTAAGTTAGTGAATTTTGTTAAATCTCAATTTATGGCTCGCAAGAATAGTCGTGGTAAGACTTTTCCAGTTATGTCTAAGCTTAAAACTTCAAATCGGATTGCTCCAGCTATGCAGTCTATGTCCATTTCTGCTCCTGTTGCAGTTGGTAAGCGCATAGCAAGTCGGAATAGACCGAAATTTTTGAATCGTAATGGGAATGTTGTTATATCACATACTGAGTTTGTTGGAAATTTATTTTCTAATGCAACTACTTTGTTGTATAATTCAACCAGTTTTGTGATTAACCCTGGTAATTGTGGAACATTCCCTTGGCTGAGCACTTTTTCCTCCAACTTTGATAAGTACAAGATTCATAAGCTTGTATTTCATATTGTTAGTAATCAACCTACTAGCATTGCTGGTCGTATTGGTGTGGGTGTTGATTATGACTCTACTGACCCGGTGCCTGCTGATCGTGGTGAATTCTTTAATTTGACTCATCATCAGGAAACTGCACCATGGGATAGTATTGTTATGAATATACCTGTCAAGCCTGAGGAAAAGTTTATCAATTCACATACCGTTACTGATTCTAAGCTTATTGACTATGGTCAGATCATTGTTATGGCTGACCAAATTGTGGCTACTTCTTCCAACTTGGCTGATATTATTGTTGAATATGTTGTTGAATTAATACAACCACAGCAAGCAGTGTTTACCACTCAATTGATCTCTGGTGTGCATCCTGCTGCATTCACTGATCTGACTACTGTGGGTCCTGTTATTGCAAAATTAGTTCCAACAACTTCGACAACTGTATTAGAAGTTACAGTACCCGCTGGATATTATCATGTGACAAACGAGGTTTATGATGCTGGATCAGGTAGTCCTTTATGTGCTGTCACTGGACACTCGTGTGTGGGATCTGTGTCTGCTGCAACGAGTGCAACATTTAATGTGTCAGCTGCATTAATTAAAGCTACTGGGCCTGATTCCACATTGAAATTCACGTTTTCTGCTGTTGGTATAGTTTCTATTGAAAATATTGTTATTGCGATTTCGCGTATAAGTGCTACTGTGTACGGGGCGCGAAGTTATGTGTCTGCACTTACTACTTATTAAGGTTGTGTGTCGTTGACCAGATCGTAACTGGCGTGCTAGCCCTCACTATAGGGTTATCCTACAGCGAAATGTAAACCAGCAGACTCGCCCTGGGCTTATAAATTATGAGTCGCGGTGAGTATGGGACTGACTGGTGTAGAGATAGCTGATTAGGTAAAAATATTAGGAACTAAATAGTCTTTTCTGGCTGACTTTAAATGGATCCAGAGTTTACTGCTGATGGTGACGTTAAAATCTCTTTTGAGTGCCATACGTCACCTTTTGGGTCAAGCAC